TTTTTTAATACACAACATTCATGAACCCATTATTAAATTCAAAACGGGTGTATGCTACGTGATAGACATGCATCTCATATATTTTAGTTAAATCCAGAAATTTATGTAGGGTTGTTTCTATGAAACTTTTGTCTGATATGATTTTTCTGAAATCTAAAACACCCGATTGTTGTTGTTTAGATGGGTACAACGAAAGATTGTATGTGTAAATGTGCGTTACCGGTGTGTTTAAACCACCCTTGTATGGGGTGTAATATTTGAAATAGCGGTGATTTTGATCTCCTGTTACAACCTGAACAGATTCACCATTGAGATAAATTTCTATTTTATCAGTAAGTTCAAAATTTTTTCCGTCAACACTCCGAAATGGGACCAGTCTGTCTGTAAAATTGAATCTTAGTTTATATTTACTTGAATCATCTTCATTCTCAAACTCCGAATTTCTGTAAAACCAGTGAAATATTTTTATTGGTTTTTCTGACGAAAAATTCAACTTGAATTCTCTTCTATTCAATTCTGACGACCGTTGAAGATGTTTCGATACGGTATCCGTCTCATATGAATATGGGGAAGATGAGAGGTATAGTCTTTCTTCTGGTTCGAGTTGTATCTCTTCTGTTATGATTGTAAACTCTGGTAACGTTAAATTACTCGACCAATCGGTAAAAAATGATTGTTTGTGAAATTTAATTTCAAATATTATTTTTTGTTTATTGATTGAACACAATGGAAAATACTGTCTATTTTCCGAACGGTCGTATTTTCTAGAGAAAAAAAAGTGAATTGGAATGAGCAAATCTCGATTAATAAAACCTAGATCTCCTCCTTTTGTTGCAAAATATGTATAATTAAAACCAGCATTTGTATTTAGTTGATTCGCTTCTCGCTGTGTATCACTCAGGTATAACTCATTATATATAAAATTCCAGTCATCTGTAAGTTCTTCCAATTTTATTCCGTCGACATACATTGTGATACTTTTAATGATATGTAACGAAAGTTGATCAGGATAATTCGTCGTGTTATTTAGATTTGGCATCTTCAGTTTAATCCACATGTCACTCAACAAATCACCCATTTGGTTAGGGTTAAATTCAACCTTTACTGTTTTACCGAAAGGCCAGTTTGTGTCTGTGTCCATTTTGGTCACGGTCTTACATCTATGAAGTTTTGTAAAGTTTGAATATTGTTTTAGATTATAATTAAATAAAGAATCTTCTGGGTCTTTGGAAAGCAGGTGTGTATCCTGCATTCCAATAGCCTTGAGGGAAATTTTAGCAGCCTCACCCATATCTACTTACTGCTCACATATTTTTAATATCAATCTTCCACATCGTCACATGACTAGTTTTCAACATCTTTTCTAAATCTTCTTTCGCCTGTTTCGCTTCATCCATGAGTGCTTTGACGCGTTCCTCTGTATACTCAACTGTCTTGATATTGAGGAGATAGTCCAAGTTTCCATCAATTTTGGGAAACATCGTAGACATCTCCTCCTCTAGATCCTGTTTCTTCCTTTTGAAGACAACCAACCTTCCTTCAATCACCATCGACACAAACTTTGATTTATGATCACACATCTCAGCCCGCTTCTCGAGTACATCGATGAGGTGTGCCTTCCGCTTCTTATAGTGTTCGAGGCGCAACTCCACAAAATCTGTTAGAATTTCCTCGGGACTCGAGTACTTGTGAATACCCTTGGTAGGATGGAAGAGATGCATGTTGGAGATGCGAAAGGTTTTTCTCAACTTGAGATCCTTGAGGAGATCCTTGCCTACATAGTCCACGATTTCGAAATGAACATCTTCAGTAGTTGAGTTGTTGACAAACCCCCCAATTAACTTCTTCTCAACGAGACCATCTAGGTATTCCTTATAATCCTGTGTCCAGCGACCTGGTGGTAGCTCAGTCACGACGATATTCTTCCCAGACCAATTCCACACACCTTCCATCATCCAAGTATCCTCCTCCTTGTGAACAACTCCCTTGAAACCCCTAAACCAAGGCCGCATAGGGACAATCTCATCACCACTCAAAATCCGCTTGATGTTTTCCTTGATATCATCCGGTTTAAATGGGGGTACATAGCAGCTGAAACCTGTACCAATACCCTCTGTACCATTCACAAGAACCATTGGGAGGGTAGGCATGTAGAAGTCTGGTTCGATCGGACGACCATCATCATCAAGGTAATTGAGAATTGCGTCATCCCTGGGATCAAATATTTTTCGCGCCTCCTTGGTCAACTTTGTGAAGATGTACCTCGTCTGAGACGCATCTTTACCACCCATCAGTCTCGTCCCAAACTGACCACAAGGTTCGAGAAGGTTGATGTTGTTCGAACCAGTGTAGTCATTCGCCAACTTTACGATCGTATCCGCTAGGGAAACTTCACCGTGATGGTAAGCACTCTTTTCGGCCACAAATGCCGCCAGCTGTGCAACTTTCATCTCATCCTTGAGGTTCTTCTTGAAGCATGCGTACATCACTTTGCGCTGGGAGGGTTTGAGACCATCAGCCATGTGTGCGATAGACCGCTTGAGATCTGCAAGACTGAAGTTCACCAAGTCTTTGTGTATAAAGTCAGAGATGTCCAATTGCTTCACATTTCCATACGGAACTTCAAGTTGATCAGCATCCTTCGCTGTGTTCTCTAGAAGCCAAGACTTCCTATCATCAGCCTTCTTTTTATCAAAGGCGAGGACGATAGAGTCATCAGTCATCGTATCCATATCGAACTTTACAGTAAGGTCTTGAATCTTCTTGAAATACTCTCGCGCCTCAGCACTCGTGGAAGTACCCAAACCCTTGTAGTACTTGATTTTCCACCCCTGTTTCCCGTCACCGTACCAGGTACGGAAAGCAGAGTCTGTGTAGAAGGACTTGGTTTGCGAACCCTTGGTTGCTTTGATGATTGGGGTCACCATCGAAACCACAAAGTTCAATTTGAGAAGACTGGGCCAGAAGTAATGGATCATATTAAGGATGAGACCCTTGATGTGAGACCCGTCGTTATCAGCATCGGTCATGATCATGAGACGACCGTAGCGAAGCTCAGAGACACTTGTGTACTCCTTACCTTGTTGAAGTCCCAAAATCTTCTTGAGGTCGTTGAACTCTTGGTTCGAAGTGAGTTGTGCCACTGAGACATCTCTCACGTTCTTGCATTTACCACGAAGTGGAAAGACACCATAGTGATCCCTACCAACCACAGAGAGACCTGCGACAGCGAGTGTTTTCGCTGAATCTCCCTCCGTGACGATGAGTGTACACTTCCCGGATTGTGCCGTGCCAGCCTTGTTCGCGTCATCCAGTTTGGGAATCCCAGTAATCTTAGATTTACGTGTACCATCTGTCTTTGCAAGTTCTTTCATCTCCTTGAACTTCGAGAGTGCCAGGAGTTCATCAGCGATACCAGTCTTGAGAGCATTCTTCACAAAGTTTTTGGGAGGTTCAAACTTACTTCCAAAACTTTGAGACTTCGAAGTACATTCAGACTTCACCTGACTGGAGAAGGTTGGATTCTCAAGGGTTGCCTTCACGAAGATGTTGAATGTATTCTTAACCTGTTGAGGTCTCAATTTGATCTTCTTGGCCATTTCATCGATGATACCATTTGCGATAAGATTCGCGACGTGATCGACATGAGTACCACCCTTATTGGTACAGAGTCCATTTACAAACGAAACTTGTTCCATACCGTTTTCGGAAGGTCCGATACACACTGACCATCGATCACCATTGACACAAGTCACCTCCTCGACACCTTCGTGCATCTTGGCATACGTTTCAAACGTTTGTTTGGTGAGAACGACACCGTTGAACTTCACTTTACAGTTTTGAGTGGTACAGATGCTCGCATCCCAGACTCTCTTCTGGAAAATCTTATAAATGGTATCGTCCATCTTTGACATCCCAAACCTCTTCCATTCGGGTGTGAAAGTGATGGCAACCGATGACGTGGCACCTGAGTGTTTTTTGATTTTTGGTGGGTCACAGACAGTCATGTTCTTCGACCATTTCTGGGTATAGGTCTGCTTCGTCTCATGATCCTTGATAGTGATCGAAAACTCGGTAGAGTAGATGTTCGCCAACTTGGCACCGTAGCCATTGCGACCACCGACAATCCTCTTTTGAGTGTCATCATAGTTAGTACTCGTGAGGAGGTGTCCAAAGACAAGTTCGGGGTTCCAGAGACCTTCCTTCTCATGCATGCGGACACCAATACCACCGAGGGGTCCATTATTCTCGATGGTCACGGAACCTGATTCCTTATCGATGGCGACGGAGATGGAACTAACCTGTTTGGGGTGGAGAGAATTGCGGTCGATGGCGTTGACGAGGATTTCATCAAAGATTTTCAAGAGAGCTGGGGAGTACTTGAGATTCTTCTTGGAGAACTTGTCACCATCGAGAATCCAATAGGGTTCTGTACCCAATTCAACTGGACCGACATACGAGTCAGGTCTCTTGAGAACGTGTTCGATATGGGTGAGTTTTTGGACGCTTTCCATACTTTCTTAGTCTTATTACAACTCAAAACTCTAACTTAGGTAGATTTTCTATAAATTTGTTCACGAATTCCAGCATGTATGAAATCGCTTCCTCACTCGGCTCAATCTGGTTAAACTCATTTTCCGCATCTGGACAAACTGAACCATTCTTCGATGAATTGATTAACATCTTAAACTGCTTGGTATCAACACCATGCTTTCGAGCTTCGACATTGTTATGGAGGAGGAGTTGGGTGTTACGATAGTTGAAAACCTTAGCCAGAAAAATAGCTATATCGTGTGTATCCACCAGGTGTTTTCCTTCACATCTTGGAAAAATCTCATCAATTACGAACTTTTCGGCTCGAAGTTCTTCAAAGTTTTTAACTAGCATCTCATAGGGTAAAATCTCGTTGAAGTTTTTCTGAAAGTCACCGACTAAATAATTGCGATATTCGTCAAGTGTCATACCAATAACGTGTTTCATGTACTCGCTGTCGTTCTTCATCATCTTATTGTTTCGATCGACACGCGCACATCCTGTGAGTTTTCTCCATAAGCTCCCGGCTCGGTGGGTTGGACACATGCACTCGGGTACGTGTTGGCTACAGGGAATGCCATACTGAGAATTGTTAATGTTGTATGAGTCTCTACACAAAGGTCTCACAGATCTACCGTCATAGTAGTTAGTGATCGTATCCACACTACAATCAATTTCAGATGTGGATGCCTTTTCAACAATTTTGTTTGTATCAACTTCGGGGGTGGGTACCTTTTCAATGATTTTGTTTGCATAATTGCGCAACGGAATTCCCTTGTAAGAAATTGACTGGAAACCGTTATCGGTTTGAATCTGGGGGGTTATGCGCCGTTTGAATTTCAGAGAAAAGTTCGAAGGATTAGGGTAAGTTTCACCGTTCCAAATAAGTCTCCCGTCCTCATCAAGATCTATGTGGACAGTCACACTTTTATAGCTCATGGCCAATGCTCTTGGACCGGGTGAAACGATACCCGCATCGATGAGATCTTTCAGGGTGGTCTTCATTTTTCATGGATGTATTACAATAAATGTTTCTAACTTAGGTTGAATTTAAAAATAAACATCCACACAAAATATATGCTAACCCTCGCCTCTGTTAAGCCCGTCGTCAAACTCGAGAAGCGTATCAACAAGGTGGTCGTCAAATCAGCTGTGAATGTTATCGACAGGATTTACAAGGATCGGGACTATGCTCGGTTTTATGTCCTCGAGACGGTCGCCCGTGTTCCATACTTTTCATTTGTCTCAGTTTTACACTTGTATGAGTCTCTAGGTGTGTGGCGAAAGGCTGACTTCTTGGAGACACACTTCGCACAGACAATGAACGAGTACCACCACCT